CTCGCCAGCCCTGAATTTCAGGTCATCCAGCGCATCTCTGCGTGTCTTTTGCTCGGCTTCTGAGGCTAGTTTGAACCGTTCGATGGCTATTCGCAGGAACTTCCGGAGCTTCGCTTCTGCCTGCTGGTCGGCGTCCGGCGCTGACTCCGCTACGCGAATATCATCGATTTCGGTATCAGCCATGCGACAAAGCCTCATTCGCTACAACGGCGTCATAGCAATCAGAGCATTCCCTGCAAAGGAAGCAATGCGGGCAAATATCATCTGCCTCCACATTCTCCAATTCATCAGTATCCTGCTGGGATTCCTCGACCTTCCCGCAAATAGCGCATCTTAGATTGAGCTTAGCCAACGATGGCTCCTATATCCCCGGCTGTGATGAGCACGCATTCGCCTTGCTTCCAATCTGCCAGTTTATCGCCTAGCCAGCGGTCGGAATGCGGCACTAGCACGGTGTCTCCGGGCTTTACCGCCGTCTTTACAAACTCGCCATCCTCCCACCTGCCAGGCCCTACAGCCACTACCTTGCAGAGAATGGCTGGCTTACGGGCTACTTCCGGGATGATGATGCGCCCTTCACTCTCCGGCTGAGGCAGGCGCTCCACCAGCACTCTGTCGTGCATCGGCTCGACTGTCTTCATGCCAAATCACTCAGCTTCGAGCGCAGCACCCGCTCGCCCTTGTGAAGCTTATACAGCCCTGTTTTCTTCACTTTGCCGCCCTTTTTGAAGCTCCCCAGCGCCGGCCTTCCCTGCATCGGCCCGCGCGTCGGCGGTGGAGCGTAGGACAGCGGTCGGCGTACTGGCATCGGCCCAGGCAACGGTCCCATCGGATTTGCTGGCCCCATCGGTTGCATCATGGCTAGTTCCCCCTTAGACTGCTGAGTTTCGTAACGTGCTTGCGCTCCATCGCTCGACCTTTGGCTGTCTCTTTATTACCGCGCATCGCCCCGATGGAGTTCATAATCTTGTAAGGAATGGCACTCTTTTTGCCGTAACGCCGCTTCAGCTTCGCTTCGAGGAATGCTGGCATTATAGACCTCCCTCATTGCGTTGAACATCACAAGGGGACTCAATCCCATATGCAGGATATGGCGCATGATTCGGTGGTGCTTGCAGTCGCAGTTCGATGTAGCGCCAGACTTTCCATTTGCGTCCGTCATAAGAGGCCATCAGCACATAATGCCCATTGCAGAACCACTGGCAAAAGCTCATTGCATCCAACTCGTATCGTCCTGCCCTGGATACCTGTATTCCGGCTTGGGTGCTGGCTTCGGCGCCACTACCTTCACGCTGAAGGTCATCGCCAGCATGTCGCCGCAGTCCGGTGAGCTTAGGCCGCGCTCTTTCATCTCGTCTTTTGGCTCCAAGCAAATCTGTCCTTTGGCGTTATAGCTGTATAGCGGCCCAACCAAATCATCACCAAGCTCCGGGTCATCGGGGATTTGAGGGCTCGCAGCCAGCCAGTCCCGCAATAGCCCCCAAATCTCGGAACGCCTGTTGAGATACTTATTCGCTTCGTTGGCTCCAGCGCCGCCGTGGAATTCAAAGAGCCTGGCACCAAATCCTCTGGCTTTAATCTGGTCAACCACTCCTCCACCATTGCCGTCACCATCCACAACAAGCGCGTCCGGACTTTCTTGTTCTCTCCAATGAATCATGCGTTCTGCCACAAATACGTTATCCTTGCCGCGCAGCTTCTCTAATATCACCGCTTTGCGCCCTTGTCTATAGCCAATCACTGTTTGGTCATCTCCGAAGCGGGCTACGTCACAGGAAAGTATCTTTGGCAGCGCCTCGAAGCCTGAAACTGTATTCTTCCGCGCTGCATCCACATCCGCCGGAGGGATGAACTGGTCGGAGCCTACGAGCGGAAACTCGCCACGAATCCAAATGCGCGTATGGTAGCTGTCCTCACCGTGGTCGGCTACCTGCCTGGCCTGCTCCTCGTGGTTTGTGCCTTCTACGGTGCGAGAATCAATTTGGAAGGTGTGCCAGCGGTGCTTGTTGCGCCCAAAACATTCCCTGAACTTGCCTGAGGGCCTAGTTGGATTGCCAAAGGCTATCCAGAAAATCTCTGTATCCGAGTCTGTGAAGGTTCCTTCGGTATTGTCCCAAATCGTGTCATGAATGCCGCTGGCCTCATCAAAAATGACTATCAGCCGTTTCCCTTGATTGTGAAGCCCGGAGAATGCCTCCATATTTTCTTTTGACCACGGTATGAAATCAGTCCGCCACTCCTTCTCATGCCCTGGCTCAAGAGATGTAATGCTGGTCGCTTTGACGTTCCACCAATGGCTATTAAGCGAAAGGCGCGTCCACTTCGACACTTCTGGCACAGTCTTAGTACTTAGCTGCGTGCCCGTGTTAGCTGTGACCACAATCTTGCAATCTCCGCATGTGCTCATCGCCCAGTCGATAATCATGGAAACTAGGGCAGACTTGCCGATTCCCTTGCCGGATGCCACGGCTATGAAACATGGCTGGAATCGCTTCGGTGAGCGCAAATGGTCGCGGATGATGCTGAGTATGTTTGCTTGCCACTTGCGAGGGCCGGATGATTGCGCTAATTCCTTCTCGCCCCAAGGATAGAAACGTTGGGCAAAGAGAAGAGGGTCGGCTGTGGCTTTATCAATCTCGGTGAGGATTTCTGCTTCTAGGTCAGCTACTGGCATGCTTTGAGGCTCTCAGCTTGTTGATGCGCTCTGCAAGTCCTTCTAAACCAGTGACTTTCAAATTGTCTTGGAACATGCCCAAATGGCGGCCTAATAGCTCAAGGCTCCCCCGCTTATCGGCCAATTTGAACGTGGTGCGTACAATCTGCTTGCGCTCGCCGTCCCCTGTGCCACCCGTGGTATCTTCCCTGATTTCCTGAATGGCTGCTGCCTGGTCGCGCGTGAGCGTGCTGAGGTCTATCCTCGGCTCGCCATCATCTATCCGCATATAATCCAGCATGTTAGAGAAGGCCATGCGGCGTAATTCTTCAGCAATATGCTCTGCTTTGAGGTCTAGTTTTGAGGCTCTTTTGGCTTGCAGGTCTTGGATTAGCTTCTGAACTTTACGCTTCTTTACTAGCTCTGCGGCACGGACATGAGCGCCTGATTCGGCGTAACCTGCTGCAATCGCGGCCCTTGTGCCATTTAGGTCAATAACGTATTCGCGGGCGAAGATTTCGGCGCGTTTCTGAGCTTTTTGGCCCATTCGTGGTAAGTTTTAGGCTAGTTCTGGTTGGATGTCAAGGCTTTTGCGCTCACGCCCGTTCTCCCGGTGCTTTTTGCTGCGCCGCGCAGCGTTGACCACGCCTAATTAACCCTATCCGCATGTAGTCTGCCAATTCATCGCTAAGCTCGTTGAGTACGTCGTCTTGGCCTGCTTCTCTCGCCTGCCCTTCCCGCTCGCTGGCATAACGGGTCAGCGCGGTTTCTAGTAGTGGTGTTAGCTCCCTTCTCAATGCGTGGCGGAATGACTTGGCTTCGCTGCCAGAATAGTGCTTCGCAAAAAGTTGGTCGATAACTTCCCTCGCTCTCTCGCTCGGCTCTGTGCTCATGGCACAGCCGTGGTTGTACCACCACTCTTGACGCAGCCATGATTCCCATTCGCGTTCCGTGGATTCGCCTGCCGCCGCGCGATTGACGTTCAGGACTTCACAAACTACTCTGAATGGCTCATCCCATGCGCCGGAGTGCGGCTCGCGCTCAGAAAAGCGAGATTCTATCTTCGTCACAAGATTGCCTAAGCTGGCGGGCGGCGCTGCCTCGGCCCCCGGCTCCTGCTTGCTGGTGAGCGCGTTGAGCGCGTTCGTTAAGAAGGCTATATGGCGCGAACTGAGTCCATGAAATTGATAGGTCTCATCTAACGCCAGCTTAACTTTTTCGTTGCTCAATCGCGCCCCCGGCTCCTGTTTGCCCTCGACGGCTGGGGCGGAATGACCTACTTTAATCGCCTCTACTACGCCGCTCGGCAGCACATCAAATTCCTGCCACCTCGTTTCTTTGCCGAGCACCGACCGGATGACAGCCTGAATCTTTTCGATGCAGCCTTGATAGCTACGAATCTGCGCTTGTAGGTGGTCGTCGGTTGGCGCTGGCGGCTCCTGTTTGCTGGAGAGAGCGGCGTTCCATGCGGCAAGTGCGACTGGCTTCATCGGGCCATTGCCAAGCAATCCTGTCTTAGTCCACCATTGGTCAAACGTCAGCGCCCCCGGCTCCCGCAGGGCTTCGCGCTTTTTGGCTAGAACTTCTGCAAGCGTCTCCGCTGTAGTTATAGGGTTGCTCTCAATGAATCGGTATGCTTCGTCAAACGTTGGCATTACTGGTTTGCATGAGCCATCAGGTTGCACTTCTACTCTTAGTTCTGGCGCGTTCACAATCGCATCTAAATCCTTTTTATGCATACTCGCCTCCCAAATTCTCTGTGAATGTCAGCGGCTTCACTCCCGGCTTTAGCTCACTCGGCTTAAAGTCCCCAACCTCGCGTATCTCGCCATTCGGCAAAACCGTAATCGGCCTTTGCTCCAAGAATCCTCGGACTCAAGAAGGTCAGCCAAATAATCAATCTTACTTTTCTTGCGCTCTACATCCATTGGCTCCTCCGATGTCGTCATGGCTGGCCTCGCACAACTCGCCCTTGCTTTTCTTTGATGGCTTCTTCGATGAAGAGCCGCGAATCACCAAAACGCCCGTCTATCCGTACCGTCACTACGTCCTCGTAGGGCTTGATGGGCATGGCTGCGCCATTGACCACGGAAAACTTGATGAAAGGAAGTTTGTGTGTGTCACTCATCTGCTCCCCGCTCTCTTGGTACTCACGCTTGGCCTCGCATCTCCGCTGTTTCTTCGCGGCTCAAATGTTCCTTTGCCTCACGCGCCAGCAAAGCTCCTTTTAGGGTCAGGTGGAACATGCTGTCGCCGCCCCACAATGGCCCGTCCTGTCTGACCGCATAACCTTCTGCCACCATGTTCTGCCAGTTCTGCCAAGCGGGATGGTCTGGCCCGGCGCAGAAGCGATTGCGGTACGATACGTTCTTGCTGTTCGGCAGCCCTAGAGCGTGCCTAGCTAATTCCTTTTGACTTGGCGTCACTTGGCCCCCGCTCTCTTGGTAGTACGGTGGGTCATGCCGCCACCAATGCCAAAGCTCTTTTATGGCCTTCTTCTGCTTGCTCCCACGTGCTGTAACGTTCCTGATAGCCGTCGTGCTCGCCACCGAAAATCATCGTCTCAAATATTAACGGTGGGCCGTCAGAGCCAAATTTGTGGTCGAGTCCGAGAAACACTGTGCTGACGCGCACATCGCCAATCACTTTTTGCGCGACGTGGCGCTCAGCAGTTTCAAACCATCGGCCCCATGTAAGCAAATCTTCACAGGGTATTGCTTCCTGTCCATTCAGAATGTATTTATCGCTCATTTTCGTCTCCCACGCGGTTTGCGCCAATGCAACCCCACATCCAAGCCAATCTCTACCAACCGAGCATGAATCCTTGCCAGTTCATCTGCCAGTCCGTCGCCCAAACCTTTAATCTGCCCACTGAACGCCTCCAGCTTTTCTAAACAGAGCTTTCTCCACCGCTCGTCATCGGCCCGCATCTCTACTAGGGCTTCTAGCTTTTGCCGGATGTCTCTGAGACTCGTCATCTCTGGCGGTCGCTGAGAATCAAGTGCTCTTTCTATGCCGGAGCGTCGCGCCTGCGTGCAAGCGTGGCATTGGCAAATCTCTGAATTTACGTGCGCTAACCCGCTCATCGCTCCTCCCGCAATACCGCATGCGTCTTGTGCCATTCCTCGCTCATTTGGCGCTCTCAGGCTGTCCTTTCTGCTCGCAACATATCACAAAACGCTTTGTAACACAAATAATTTGACATTGCAAGCGGTTTGTTGTATTTTCTTTTCAT